TGGTCACGATGTGGGGCGCAGACGATCTCGCTGTCTTCAACATGATCATCTCCTTCTGGTTTGTCGGACGGGTGTATGAGCGGTCCAGTAAGTGAGGCGGTAGACATTGCTGCTACTCTGTGTCGGCCCTTTGAAGGGCTGCGGCTAAAGCCGTACATCTGCCCAGCGGGCTACCCAACGATTGGCTATGGAACCGTCTTCAAGCCAGACGGCACCAAGGTGACGATGGAGCATCCCGAGATCACTAAGGAGATTGCGGATGAGTGGTTGCTGTCTGAGCTGCAAACAAACTATATGGCGGGGGTTTTGAAGGCTTCGCCGAGCTTGATTGCTTACCCCAAAGCCCTTGGTGCTATGGCCGACTTTGCTTACAATCTTGGCGTGGCCCGGTATCGCGGCAGCACCCTGCGGCGCAAGATTGACGAGCAGGACTGGGAAGGTGCCAAGGAGCAGTTGGCCCTGTGGGTGCGCGGTGGCGGGCGTGTACTGCCCGGTCTGGTCAAGCGTAGAGCCGCCGAGTCGGCACTGCTGGGGCAACTATGAGCACTGCTGTCAAGTCTGATCCCAGCAAATGGAAGCGCATCGTTGCTTCTGTCAAGGCCTCCGATAAAGGCGGCTCTTCGGGGCAGTGGAGCGCTCGTAAGGCTCAACTAGCCACCCAGAAGTACAAGGCTTCTGGAGGCGGTTACAAAGGCCCAAAGAAGGCCGATAATTCACTCAGCAAGTGGACTAAAGAGGAGTGGGGCACCAAGTCTGGTAAGCCCTCTACTCAAGGCTCAGAGGCTACGGGTGAGAGATATTTGCCTAAAGCCAAGATTGAAAAGCTGACTCCTGCTGAATACGGGGCCACTTCTCGGGCAAAAAGAGAAGGGATGAAACAGGGCAAGCAGTTCGTGTCTCAGCCTGAGTCAATCAAGAAAAAGGTGTGGTGATATGCCAGTCGCAGCAGTAATGACGTATTCCAGCTTGGCTGCTGACATTGAGACATATCTAGAGCGCACAGACCAAGCCACGATTGACAAAATTCCGACCTTCATCATGCTGGCCGAGCAAGTCTTGGCGGCCGACCTGAAGTTCTTGGGGAACCTGACGGTTGCAACCTCGAACATGGTTGAGGGGCAGGCCACCATTGATAAGCCTGCGCGGTGGAGAAAGACTGTCTCAATGAACGTGACGGTCAGCGGCCAAAGACAACCTGTCCTGCTTCGCAAGTACGAGTATTTGCGTGAGTATTGGCCTGATCCCGCACAGGAAGATGTTCCAAAGTATTACTGCGACTACGACTACACGCATTGGTTGGTAGCTCCAACTCCTGCGGATGACTATTCGTATGAGGTCTTGTACTACGAGCGCCTAGCTCCTCTAGACTCCTCAAATCAGTCAAATTGGTTCACGCAGTACGCTCCACAGGCCCTTCTGTATGGATCTCTTTTGCAGGCCATGCCGTTCCTCAAGAATGACGAAAGAATGGGCATGTGGCAGGCACAATATGATCAAATCGTCAATGTCCTGAAGACCGAAGACACGCTCAGGATTGGCGACAGGCAAGCGGTTGCGAAGGATTCCTGATGAGCTTCAATAGTCCATTCACTGGGAACGTCATCCAGCCAACGGATGTCTCGTATCGCAGCATCACTCTGTCGGCCAATACGACCCTTTCGTGGCCTATCAACGGAAACGCGACAGATAACTATGCTGCGCGGATCATGGACGTTACGGCGACTGCTGGGTCGCTGCAACTGGCTATGCCGCCTGCCAATCAGGCTTCTGTTGGTCAAGATGCCCTGATTCGTAACATCGGTGCAAACACCTTTGTTGTTACGGACTACGCTGGCAACACTATTGTTTCTATTGCCGCCAGCGAAGCAAAGTACATCTACATCAAGACAAATGCCACCACGGCCGGAACGTGGGGGATCATTGCGTTTGGTGTAGGAACGTCGAATGCTGATGCCGCGACGCTTGCGGGGTATGGTCTCAAAGCAATCAGCAACACGCTGAATTCTGCTTCCCCGGTCAATACTTTTGGATCAAACTACACGGCTGTTGCGTCAGATAGAGCCAGTACATATGTCTGGACTGCTGGTGCGGGTACTTTGACACTTACGTCATCGACTACTCTTGGTGATGACTGGTATTTCTTGGTCCGTAACGGCGGAACTGGATCGTTGGCGATTGCACCTTCTGGTGGAGATTTGATCAACGGCGCAGCAGCGATTGATCTGCAGCCTGCAGACTCCTGTTTGATTGCTTGTTCAGGAACTGCGTTTTTTACCGTGGGTCTTGGCAGAAGCACTCTGTTCAACTTTAGTCAGTTGACCAAGGCTGTTACATCTGGAACGTACACGCTGTCTTCTTCTGAGGCATCAAACGTCATTCAGAAGTACACCGGTACGTTGTCTGGCAACGTACAGATCAATCTGCCGCAGACCATTCAGGTTTACTACATCACGAATCAGACAGACGGCACGGGCGCTGGGTACGACATCACGTTCACCACTGGAGTAGCTGGATCTGGTTCGGCTTCTGTTCCTGCTGGTCAACAGGTCATTTTGTTGTGTGATTCTGTCAATCTGTACAACGCATCTACGATTGCCGCGGGCGCCTCAACGATTTCTTTGGCGAACGGAACTGTCGGTGCTCCACCGTTGAACTTCTCCAGTGAAACTTCTTCTGGCATGTATCGCCCCGGATCGGGTGAGATTGCGTTTTCAATACTTGCAACGAAGCGCTTTGGCCTGACAGCCACAGGGTTGAACATCACTGGTACGGGTACGTTCACTGGTGGTGTTGAAGGCGGTACGTTCTGATGACCGCAAAAGTCTTCGCCCTTGATACGAAGTCTGGCATCCAGAGGGATGGAACTATCTTTGACAAGCAGTTCTATAGCGATGGGCGTTGGGTTCGTTTTCAGCGCGGAAGACCTCGAAAGATAGCAGGATACAGAGTTATCTCTAATCAACTGAGTGGGCCGTCCAGAGGCATTTGGGTCAATGCGCAGGACAGCTTCAACTACATTTTTAGCGGCTACAGTGACGGCTTGCAACAGCTTGTCATCGATGACAATGGTGTTGGCGCTGGTGTTTCAGATTTCACGCTGAGTAACTTCACCGCAAGTGCGCTTAACCTCTGGCAGTTTGACGGCTTTTATGATGTAGACGGTTCTGGGAATGCTTCGTTGGTGGCGCATCCTGGGAGGAACTTGGTCGCAACAGATGCGACGGTAAATACGCCAGTTCTGATTGGCAACATCAACGGGACTACGATGTCTCAGATTGGTGTGTTTACTGACACTGCAACTACAACAAGTGGTTTGCCTACAGTGACTCTAGCGGCAACCAATCTGTTGATCGGTGCGGGTCAGGCTGTTACTGGAACTGGCATACCTGATAACACAACTGTTGTTTCTGTCTCCACTACGACTGTCACGCTATCCAACAATGCCTCCGCATCGGGTTCTGTAACTCTGACGTTCAACAACAATGTTGCGGTGTCTGGTGGGGTTGTGACTCTGCACCCGTATGTGTTTGTCTACGGGAACAATGGCTTGATCAGGAACTGCTCTGCGGGGAATGCACAGGACTGGGTGTCCGCGGATGCCAACGAAGTTAACGTGGCTACAGGAAAGTTCGTTCAGGGGCTTCCGGTTCGAGGTGGCTCTAACTCTCCTAGTGGTTTGTTTTGGAGCCTGGATAGTCTTGTCAAGGTGAGCTACATCGGTGGTCAGGGGACTCCGACGCAGTATTGGCGATACGACATCGTCTCAAGCCAGTCGTCCATTCTGTCCAGTCAATCGGCGATTGAGTACGACGGCGTGTACTACTGGTGTGGCGTGGATCGATTCCTGCTGTACAACGGTGTAGTGAAGGAAATCCCAAACGACCTGAATCAGAACTACTTTTTTGACAACCTGAACTATGCACAGCGTCAAAAAGTCTGGGCAACTAAGGTTCCTCGGTTTGGTGAGATATGGTGGTTCTACCCGCGTGGGGACTCCGTTGAGTGCAACGATGTCATCATCTACAACATCCGCGAGAACACTTGGTATGACGCTGGTCAGGCACTAGGAGCAAGAAGGTCTGCGGGTTACTTCTCTCAGGTGTTTGCTTTCCCCGTTGCTGCGGGATGGGATGCCTCCGAAGAAGTTGAGGTCACAACTGCAACAGTAAACGCGACCACTGGAAGTGATCTTCTGCTTCTAGACACCTACAACGTAGATGTCACGGTTGGTCTGATTATTTCAGGCACCAACATAGCAAGCGGCGCTTCCGTTCAATCTATCACTTCAAGCAACATCAAGACTCTTGGGGCGATTGTTGGAGGCTCTGGGTATCCAAACGCGACTTACACCAATGTCCCGCTTACAGGTGGCTCTGGTGCTGGAGCGTTGGCAACAGTTACGGTCAGCGGTGGCTCTGTCACTGCTGTGTCGGTAACTAACCCAGGCGCAGCGTATGAGATTGGCGACTCACTGAGCGCAAGCAATACAAACCTTGGTGGCTCTGGAGCAGGTTTTTCTGTTCCTGTCTCTGCAATTTATGCGCAAGGCATTGAGATGTCCTTGGTTGCAACAGGAACAGGATCAAGCACTGCTACGTTCAAGACGGAACCAGACCTTATCAACGTCTACCAGCACGAATTTGGCGTAAATGCTATTGACGGCCCGATTGTGACGGCTATTGAGAGCTACTTTGAGACGAATGATCTTGGGTGGGTTTCTGGTGGGCCTTCGCAACCTGCGATGGAAGGCGCAAATCGTTGGTTGAGGCTTGAGCGTGTCGAGCCAGACTTCATCCAAGAGGGGGATATGTCTCTGATCGTAACGGGAAGACCTTATGCTCAGTCAGAAGATGTTGAGTCTGACCCCTATACGTTTGCCCCAAATACGAACAAAATTGACATGAAGGAACAACGCCGTGAGTTGCGGTTGAAGTTCGTGTCAAATGTGGCTGATGGCGACTATCAGCTAGGCCGAGTCATCTTGAGTGCTGACATTGGTGACGTCCGAGGTTATTGATCCCCTGAAGGAGTAAATCATGGCAAATGCCATTTATCCGAAGTACAAGGAAGTTATCCTTGGTGCCGCCACCAACACCGACCTTCTGTCTGGAACGGTCAAGGTTGCCTTGGTCGATACGGGAACGTACACCTACAACGCGGCGGATCAGTTCCTGACTTCGTTGACTGGTGTTGTGGGCACTGCTCAAACTATTGGTGCCACCAAGACGGTGACCAACGGCGTCTTTGACGGAGCCGATGTGACCTACACCGCTGTGACTGGTAACAGTGTTGAGGCGCTGGTGATCTATGTGGACACCGGAACGGCCGCTACATCACCGCTGGTGGCTTACATCGATACTGGTGTGACTGGTTTGCCGGTTACTCCGAACGGCGGCAATATCACGGTTACTTGGAACGCATCAGGCATTTTTGCACTTTAAGCCGTGTTAAAACTGTCGTTGACCATAGAATGTAGGCCATGGCTGACAACGTAGGGTATACCCCAGGCTCTGGTGCGGTAATCGCTGCCGACGACATCGGTGGTGTGCTGCACCAGCGCGTAAAAATTGGCGTTGGCGCGGATAATACGGCGGTTGATGTCTCCGACGTAAACCCGATGCCGGTGTCTGACGCAGCAGCGGAGGAAACTCGCCAGAGCATGGCGCTTCTGCTGGTGCGAATGCTGAACTACTTGAATGCCCCGATGGGGTATGACAAGAGTTTGCAGCGCCAGCGCGGCACGGTGCTTGTTGAGTCTGGCACGGTAACCACGGTAACCACGGTAACCACGGTAACCACAGTCGCTGCCGTAACTTCTTTGAACAACATTGACACCTACAACGCCCGTATGACTGTGCTTGACACTAACC